TAATCCTTGGCGATTTCCTGCATGGTTGCGATCTCGGCGTCGGCTTCCGCCTGCGTCATGCCGCCCTTGCTCACGCGCATGGGGTAGACCAGTTTGCGAAACGAGATCTCGCGCTGGATGCACTTGAGCTTTTGCAGCGTGGTCGCCATCAGCTCACCGTCTTGGCTTCCTTCGGCGGCAGCAGCACGTTCTGCTCGAGCAGTCGTTCGACCAGCGGTCGCCCATCGGCAGTCAGCATGTACGGCATAAAGACCGCCTCAAAAGACAGCACTCCGGTCTCGACCGCCGTCACCTGTCCCTTGACCCAATCGCGCAGGATCGAGTTTACCGCGATTTGCCCCTGCCGCAGCGCGTCCTGTTCGTAGTCGTGCCGGGTCCGGCGGCGATACGAATTGTAAGGCTTTGATTTCATGTGCATTGCGGCCCAGCCCTTGGCCGAGGCGCGGAGCTGGATCGGGCGGCCCCGGTGCGTGAAGGCGAGAATCACCTCATGCTTTTCGTAGTCGTCCATGAAGCCGATGCTTTCGCAGCCGAAGCGGCGGAGGATTTTGGTGATCTCGGTGCGGGCGTTCTCGCCGCTGGTCGCGGTCTCGTAGGGCGTCGTCATCAGTCCTTTCCGGTGATCTCGACCGGCTCGTAGGTCGCAGAAAAGATGTCCGGCTTGCACGGATAGATCTCTTTCTTGACGCCGATGATGATCCAGTCGCCGGGGCTGGCAACCATCACGCCCTCGAGCGTCTTGATCTTGATGGTGTTGCCCGCGACGAAGACGTTGTCGGCCCTGCCGATCAGATCCGCGATCTCGGAAAGGTTGCTGCCGGTCCACTGGACCGCGTCGATGACGACAGGCTTTTTCCTGTATTTCATGGCAGCAGCGTTGCCCCTTCCCGGGATACTGTCAAGAGTGCTCTTGACACGGTCAACAGCCGATGTACAAGTCGTGCGTCTAGTTGTGTATGGTCTGCGTTGTCATGCGCGGGGCCCGGTCTTTCAGTAAACCCCCTAGTTCCCCGAAGTCCGGCCCCGCGTATGTGCAGACCATAGCAAAGGAGGCAATGATGACCGAAGCGCAGACTAAAGAGAGACCAGCAGCGAACACAGACGACACTAAGCGCATGGACAAGGTCCGCGCCGACCAGAAGAAGGCGGAGGACGAGGCCGAGAAAAAGGCCAAGGAAGACCGTGAACGCGAGCGCGAAGCCGCTGTCGAGCACGGCTCGATCCTCGACGAAGAGTACGCCAAGCGGCTCGACGAGCAGGACCAAAAAGAAAAGGAATACAACGAGAAGCAGGCCGAGCTGGTCCGGGCGGGCGGAGATCCCCGGCTGCATCAGCAGGCCGGAGCTGCCAAGCGGTAGCAAACAAAAAAACGGAGCCTCCGGGGACAGAGGCTCCGTTTACGTTTCAGGGGCAGGAACTTGCCTGCCATCTTCAACGGGGGACCGCTCAGATGGGGGAAGCCGAGGATCGCGTCAAGCGGCTCGTGAAAATCATTAAAGGCCAAGAGGTTCACGCGATTAACGACATTCGTCAGGTGCTCGACGATGAGTGGCGGACCTCGCGGCAGATCACCGGCCTGCTCGGCAAGGGTTGCTTGCCACAGTCGGCCCGCCGGTACCTTCTCGATCTCAAGAATCTCGGGCTTGCCGAACACCGGCAGGATTCGTGCGGCATCGCACAGTGGCGACGACGCCAGTACAACGGAGAAGACTGATGTTAAACGGAGACCAGACCTTACCCGAAGACCGGCAAAAGACCGTGGAAGCAGGGCTCGCTTTATTTCAACAGGTGCAGGCCGAGCGCGACTCGCTGCGGAGCGAGCTGCGGGAATGCCGCGAGATGGTGACGCGCCAGCAAGTCGAGATCGATTCGCTGCATCAGCTGCACAACATGCTCGAGAGCCACATCGAAAGCTGGAAGTTGCAACGCGACGAGGCGGTCGCGCAACGCGCCGCCTATGAGACGCTGTTCGCAACGATGCAGGCGCAGCTCCGCGTCTTCAGCTTCCCCGCCGTTCCGCTGGTCAAAGAGGCACAGCATGAGAAGACCGGAAAATTGGAGACCGACGAGCATGGCGTTCTTGGTCCTGCTCCTGCTGGCGCTGCCGGTGCAGGCAGCGGACAACGTACCGCCGTGCCTGACGCAAGCGCAGGCGCAGGCGCGGTGGCCCAAGGCGCACCTCTACTGGCACACCAAAGACAAGTGCTGGGACAACATTCCGGTGGGGCAAAGCCGATCCGTCCGGCCTTCGAGAGTGGCAGTTTCCGCCCCCGCTCCGTCCCAGCCGACCCGACCGCGCGTTGATAAAAGACCACATGACGCGAACGGCAACGGTATCGAACTTCGTGAGCCGCCGGTCTTTTTCCCCGACACCATGCCGGGGCCGCCGCCGTCCGCGTCGATGTTCAACAGCGAACCGGCCACGCATTGGCCGCCCCTGATCGACATTGACACGATGGCCGTCTTCAAGGAGTGGAACGAAAGGATCAGCGGGCAATTCAAATGAAGAGTTGCGGAACCTGCCCGCCCGCCGCGTGGAGAATAATCGCGGCGCGACAGCGGGAGCAGTCAGGGAAAGCAAGGGGGCACGACCGTTACCGTGATCTGCGCGGTGCCAAAAGGCAGGTACGGCCCCCACCTCATAAAAAGACCGCCCCGAAGTTTCGACGCGGCCAAGGTTGGTTGCGAGGAAGGTCATCAAGCAAAGCACCGTCCGGCCAACGGACGGCGCTCTCACCCTACTTCTTCTTCCTGCGGATCGCAGCCATTGCATCTCTGTCGACAAGCGGCATCTTGCTGCGCTCGGCTTTCTCCTTCGCCTTGCGCTCCGCCTTCAGTTTGTCGACGTCGACGGTCTTGCTATGGGCCGCAAGAATGTCATCGACGGCCTTTTGTGCGGCCTGCCCGCGCCGGAGAAAGTCCGGCAGCAGGTCATTGTCCTCGAGCACTTTCACCGCCTCCGCGACCACACCTTGCGGTGCAGCAACGATTTCGGTGGATAACTTTTTCTCTACGACCGCTTTTGACGCTTCCCGCAGCTCCGGGAAGTCGGCGGCGACCTGCTGCTTCTTCAGGAGCCGCTGACGTTTCTGGTCGAGATCCTTGATCGCGGTATGCGCCCGCGTCAGTCGGCTCATCCAGCGTTTGCGTCTTACGTCGAGATCGCGCAACTCTTGTGCTATGTCAGTCATGTTCTGAGAGTCCTTCAAAACCAAACAGAGTGGAGTGTTCCCATGATCGCCGCCGGGGCCGAACCCTCGGCGGCGGTTATGTATCAACCGGCGATTCCCGGCTGACAGGAGCATCGTAGCATTGGGGGTCCGCGCTTTTTCCGATTCGCGGCGAACGGCGTACGTGGCTCTAAGCCAACTTTGACGTTTTGCCCGACTTGACTTCAGGCTCGACGGGCACAAGTCGCACGTTTTTGTGCGCGGTCGATTTCAAAAAGCTACATGCTGCGGGCTTGGCGGAGACGAAAATAATTTTTTTTGGGATCCCGGCGGTCCGAACAATGAGGTGTCGACGTCGAGCCCCCGCGCCAAAAGATTGTAGCGGATCTGCGGATAGGTCACGGCGGGAAACCAGCCGCGATTACGCCAGATCAAAACGTGCCGGGACGTAAAGCCGGTGATGGCGGCAAGCGTTTCCTCGCCGCCAACCGTTACGATCACATCGTAGAGACTAGAGAGGCTGAACATACGGGAAAATCGTGTCGACTGAGGCGCTGGCTGGGAGATCGAAATAGCGGTCGCGCCGCGTCCGGGTGGTGTAGCGGATCCGTCGCCGTCTGGTTGCTCGTCCCTTCATGGTCTTTCTCCTGTCGGAGCCGGGATGGTAGCACTTTTTTGCCGCGTGGATAAGTCAAGCAGTCTCTTGACGGCGGTAACCTTTGCACCCCAAATACCCAATTATGGCAGCGCCTCCGACCACGAAGGGCGGCAACGTCGGCAGCGAAAAGTACCGGGTCGAAAGAGACCACTTTGCGCTGATGGATCGCCTGCCCCGCAAGCTGCGGGAGCAAATCGCCGCAGCGCCGTATCCGTTCGCGGCTGGGGAGATCGTTGAGTATTTGGGGACGCTGAAGGCGTCGGGATGGACAGAGCATCAGGCGGTCGAACTTATAAGCAAGCGATTCAGCGACATGCTGAAAAACCGTATCGCGGCAGAAGCGCAGCGGCTTTACGGACCAGAGCACCCGCAGGCGAAGGAAGATTGAAATGAGGCAAAAACTAAAAGAATGGGAGCATGGTCACTCCGAACTGGAGGAGGTGCTCGCCAGCAAGCGGTGCGATCTGGAAAGCAGAGTCGATAAGGCAATGCTGTTCATCATGCCCGCGTTCACGCGGGCGATGGATCACGAGCGTACTTTGTTGGCAAAGACCGCACACCAAGCGCCGTCCGGCAAGACGCTCAACACGGTCGACGAGCTGAACGACCACCTGTTTGTGATGGTGAATGCAATGGCCAACATGGCGGTCACGCTCGTTGCGAATGCGATCAAGTGCGATCTTACGCCGATCTGCCGCGATTGCCTCGAGACCCGGTTGAGCTTGCTCGCCAACGTCTTGAGTAATGTCGGGGCGCTTGCGTCCGGCGGGCTCGACCGCACCGAAGCCCCGGAGCGTTTTCACTCGTGAGGTTCACGGGCAAGCTTGAGATCGGGCATCCGACTTACAAGGACGGATGGTTCCGGGTGCAAATGATTTACGTCAATCACCACTCGCTCATCAACAATGACGACATAAAATCCTGCGACCGCGCTGTGCGCCAGCAATTCTTGCAGCTGTTGCACATGAACGGCTTTACCTCGCACGGCTTCCCGGAGGTCAACGTGAAGCGCGTCAGCAGTCACATGCTGCACATTGTTGTCGGGACGGGCGCAACCCGCGACAAGCACCGGCCAATCGTGATCGACACGAAAGAGCCAGATGAAAGTTGAGATCCGCGAGGCGACACTCCGCGATCTGTCCTACGTTTGCGCCAACGCCATCGAACTCGACAAGGAAGAGATACTGGCGGCTGGTCCGCGAACGCTGACCGAATGCGCCTATCTCACGCACTACTTTCTCACCACGGTCGGCGGCTTCGGGCGCGTTGTGTGGGTCGACGGTAACCCGGAGTTCTGCTTCGGCTTCAATCGCCAGTCCGAGCTGATGCCGTGGCTGTTCTCGGCGTGGGCGTGGGGCACCGAGAAAAAAGCCCTGTGTATGCCGGAGATCTCTCGCTGGGCGCGGGCCGAGATCATCGGTCTTTTTGACGAGTGGGGTGTCAGACGGATTGAGGCAAGGGCCTCGGCGCACCACTACGACGCGCACCGCTGGCTGGAATGGATGAATTTCAAGCGGGAGTGCGAGCTGCCGGAATGGGGTCGCGACGGGATGAATTTTGTGCAATATGCTTGGCTACGGTCCGATCACGTCTTCGGGCCGTACGGTAATGTTGTGCGAAAGGGGAAAACCAATGGGCGCACCTTCAGTAGCTCCACAACCTCTCCCGCCAGCGCCGACAACTGACGCAGCCGAAAACCTCGCCCGGGTCCAGCAGGAAAAAGAAAAGGCGATCCGCGCCAGCGGCCTCGGCGCGACGATCTTGACCGGCGGCCTCGGTGCATCCGATTACGGCACGGCAGGACAAAAGACCACGGGCGCAACGACCCTCGGATCAACCTCGTAGGTCAATCATGTGTTTCGGCGGCGGCGGTCAAACGGTCTACGCGCCTCCAGCGCCACCTCCTCCGAAGGTGCCGCCTCGCACTGACCCGGCGAGCAACATCGGACAATTCCAAGAAGAGCCCGTCAATGCCTACGGCGAGCCGTTGGGCTCGACACGGACGGAAGCCAAATCAGACGCGAGCACGGCGCGGGAGACAGCCCGTTCGACGGCGATCCCGTACGCCTTTCAGCAACCGCTCAGATTTTAGGAGGGACGCATGTGCTTCGGTGGCGGTAAAACACAGGTGGTACCAGCGCCGCCTCCTCCCCCAACGGACACACCGAGCCCGCCCGGGCGTGAGGCAAACCAGCGGTTTCAGCAGATCCGCGCCGGTCTTGCCGGATCCGGCGGCGAAGCGACCGTCATCGACCCGTCGAAGGCGGCAAAAAGCGCAACGGTGATCGGGTGACATGGGTCCTCCCGCGAAACTCAGGCACGAACCGAAGTTCGTAAAAGCTGGTCTTTTCTGGGGGTGGTTTCTCAGGCGCTTTGGCTTCTACGCGATCTGGATGCCGTGGCGGCGGGTCTACTGTCTTGATGATCGCGTCATGGAGGATCCGATCATCCGCGAGCACGAGCGGGTGCATTCCGAGCAGGCCGAGCGCGACGGGCTCGTGATCTTCTGTGCCAGCTATTTGTTCTGGGTTGCCCGACGCGGTTATTGGGACAATCCTTACGAGGTCGAGGCCCGCAGCCGCTACGGCTATAATTGGGGGAAATAGTGGGCATTGCTGAAGAAATCATTGATCGCACTAACGGTCTTGCCTCCGACCGGCACTACTGGCTGCAAGTGTGGATGGATATTGCGCGGTTGGTGTTGCCGACCGAATCAGCGGTCAACTCGTTCAACACCATCATTGCCGGATCCGGGCGTCCGCAGACCGCCGGAATGTCAGGCCCGAACACGACCGCGCCGGTCAAGAATATCTACGACAACACCGGCATGATGTCCGTCGAGCGGCTGGCCTCCGGCATGGAGAGCCTTGTCACGCCGCAATCGGAGAAGTGGCACGGGCTCACGGTTGCCGACGTGCTCAAGCCGGAACCGACCGACGAAGAAAACATCTATCTGGAAAGCCTGCGGAATTTTCAGTTTTCGCTGCGCTACGATCCCAAGGCTGGCTTCATTCCCGGGCATCAGAAAGCGATGCGCTCGTGTGTCGCCTTCGGCACGGGAGTTCTCTACATCGAGCAGCCCGACCTGAAACCGCCTCCGGGCGAGACCTACGTGCCGATCCGCTACCAGTATTGCCCGCTGCCGGAGTGCATGTTGGGCACCAACGAGAACGGCAGCGTCGACACCAACTACCGCGTCCGCACCTTCACGGTGAAGCAGCTTATCGCCAAATTCGGCCACAAGAATTGCTCGGCGCGGGTCTGTACCCTGTTCGAGCAGGGCAATCTCGATCAGCCGATTGAGGTCATTCACGCCGTCTGCCCGCGCCGTGAGACCGGCTCGATCATCGGCCTGTTCGATCAGAGCGGTTATGGCCACGGCTACGACGTAAAGCCGATTGGATCGGACTACTACGACAAGCAGCCAGCGAGTCGCGGCGTCGGCTACGGACTGGAAAAGACCATCAAGGGCTCGCCTATCGCCAGCTACTACGTCGAGGTCGACACCAAGCACTTGCTGTCGGATTCCGGCTTCTACGAATTTCCGTTCGCGATCTACCACTGGCTGCAACAGGACAACGGGCCGTACGGCGAAAGCCCGGTCATGCTCTGCCTGTCCGAGATCAAGTCATTGCAGATGATGGGCAAATCGGAATTGCGGGCGTTCGCGCAATGGACCGATCCGCCGTTGGGCATGGTTCACGACGGCATGATGAACCGGCCAAACCTCAATCCTCGAGCGATCAATCCGGGGGCCATCGGACCGGACGGCAGCCTGCGGGTGAAGCCGTTGCTCACCGCCCAGAGTCCAGACTTTGCCGAAAAGGTGATGGAAGCGCGGCGCATGGGCGTCAAAGAGACCATGTATATCAACCTTTTCCAAACGCTCATAAAAGACAAGGAGATGACGGCAACCCAAGCGATGCTCCGGGCGAACGAAAAAGGGGAATTACTTGGTCCGGCGGGCGGCAAAATACAGGCGGCGCTATCGACAATGGCAGACCGCGAGCTGGGGATCCTCGGTCGGTTGGGGGTTTTTCGTCCGACCTCCCCGCTCGCACCGCCCTCTTCCCTGTCCGGGCGACAGATTGCCGTCCGCATGTCCTCGCCGCTCGACCGGATGCGGCGGGCCAACGAGGGCGTCGGCACCACGCAGCTGCTCAACGTCGCGCTGCCGATGGTGAAGGTGAAGCCGGAGATCCTCGACAATTTCGATCTCGACCAGACGATCCGAAACCTGCGCGAGATCTTCGGGGCACCGGCCAACACGCTGGTCCCCGAGACAATCATGCAGGCAAAACGCGAGCAAACCCTGAAGCAGCAGCAGGCAATGATGGCATTGCAGGCAGGCACCGCCGCTGGCGGCATTGCCAAAGACGCCTCGATTGCCGGTCGCAATGCAGCGGAAACCGCGCAACAACTTCCCGCTGCCGCAGGCGGGATCGGCGGCCTCCTCGACATGGCACGGCAAGGTATGGCAGCAAACGAGAATGCACCCGCTGGAGCTGTAGACGCGACGAATGCGCTACTTTCGCAATTTGGTAAACCGCCTGTTCCGGGAGCTTCGGGCCTCCCCAGCGGAGGCTGAGTTAAGGTTGGCGCTGGCGTATCAGCGCACCTTCATGGGATCCCCGACCAACGAAGACCAAGAGCTGGTTCTGGTCGATCTCGCGGATTTTTCCGGCTTCTATCGTGTGACACCGCTCGCTAGTGGACGCGATCAGATCGTGTTCAACGAAGGCTTGCGGGCGCTGTACGGACGGATTTTCCGCTACCTGCGAATGTCCGATGAAGAAAGACAGTCGCTCGAAGCGGCGGCGCGTGAAACTGCGGCAAGTCGACTCCGACTTGTCGAAACACAAACGGAGGGATAAAAGATGGTCGACCAGCCGAATGTTGGGTCCGCGCCAGCGGGCAACCCGCAGGCAGGCGCAGCCGGGGGCTCTGGGGATTCTTCAGTAGTATCCGGCGGAAGTTGGATCACTGGCCTGCAAGACGCAGGGAACCGGGATCTGGCTGCCAAAAAGGGATGGGACAAAGCCAGCTCGCCGGACGTCGTCGTGGCGTCTTATCGCGAGTTGGAAGGTCGTCTCGGTAAGAGCATCGTCATTCCTGACGCAAACGCGCCGAAGGAAGATTACGAAAAGCTCTACACCGCCTTGGGCAAGCCCAAAACACCCGGCGACTACACACTGAAGTTGCCGCAGGGTGTGCAGGAGAACTTCCCGTACGACGACGCCTTTGCGACCGAATACAAGACTTGGTCGCACGAGGCGGGCTTATCCCCCCACCAAGCGCAGTCACTCCATGACAAGTTCGTCCTGCGAACGCAGAAGCAGATGAACGATGCGTGGACCGATCAGCAAAGAAAGATCGGCTCTGCTCATCAGGAGATCGTCGCAAAGTGGGGTCCCGTCGAGGGTGCCGGATATACCGAAGGCGTAAGCCATGCGGCAGCGGCGCTCAACGGTCTGGGATTGAGGGATACGTTCAAAGGGGCGGGACTGCTTACGCAGGATGGCAAGATAACGGACGCAAAACTCGCGTTCGCCTTGGCAACCGTAGGAGCAGGGCTATTCCGAGAGGACGCTTCGCGTGGGGCTCCCGGCCATCTGACCGCGAACAATCCGTGGAAAGACGGGCAGGAAAACCTCACTGAGCAGGGTCGTATCCTCAAACAAAACCCGGATCTAGCGAAGTCGCTTATTCTGGCCGCTGGCAAAGACCCAAACAAAGTTCTCTACAAGGGGCGGTGACGGTCTTTTAATCGGACGGCGTGAGCGGCTTAAACCCTCAACGGAGGCTGCTCATGGCCGTTACCAGACTGACCGATGCCATCGTGCCATCGGTATTCGTCCCCTACATGCTCAAAGAGACTGCGATTAAGTCAGCCATCTTTCAGGCTGGCATTTTTCGTCAGGACGCTATGCTTGCGAACTTCCTGCAAGGCGGTGGTCAGACGGTCAACGTGCCGTTCTGGAAAGACCTTGGGGATGCTTCGACCGCGAATATCTCGTCGGACGACCCGGCAGTAAATGCGGTCCCCGACAAGATCACTACGGGGCAGGACATTGCCATCCGGCAAAACCGGAACAAGGCATGGTCCGACGCCGATCTCGTCTCCGAACTCGCTGGCGATGACCCGATGACCCGTATCGGCTCCCGCGTCACCGCATGGTGGATGCGTGAGTTTCAGCGGGTGCTGGTCTCGACCATCCGTGGCGTGGTCGCCAATAACGTCGCCTCCAACGGCGGCGATATGGTGGTCAACATCTCGACCGACGTGGCGGGGGCTCCTGCTGCGGCGCAATGTATCTCGGCAGCGGCGATCCTCGACGCGGCCCAGACGATGGGTGATGCGTCGGACAATCTCGACACCATCATCATGCACTCGATCATCTACACGAGCCTTGCCAAGCAAAACCTGATCGACTTCATCCCGGATGCCCGGGGCGAGGTGCGATTCCCGAGCTACCTTGGCTACCGGATCGTGAAAGACGACGGGACCCCCGTGGTTACGGGCACAAACCGCCCGAGCTACCACACCTACCTGCTCGGCAAGGACGCGCTTGGCTTTGCCGAAGTGCCCCCGGACGTCCCGGTCGAGACCTTCCGCCACCCCGAACAGGGCAACGGCGGCGGCGTCGAGGAGCTGTGGACGCGGCGTCAATTCGTGATGCACCCCTATGGCATCAAGTGGACGTCGACCGCGATGGCAGGCAAGTCTCCCACAGACGTCGAACTGCGGGATGCAACCAACTGGACTCGCGTGTATCCTGAGCGCAAGCAGGTCAATATCGCCGTACTCATAACGAACGGCTGATCTGCTGCAACGGGAGTCTACCTTGCCAAAATCGAAGAAGGGGAAGTCGAGAAAGTCGAAAAAGACCAGCGGCAAGAAGTCCAAAAAGAAAGCGGGCGGCGGCAGTCGAAAACGCCGCCCGCGTAAAGCTAAAAAAAAGGAAGAGCCTGAGCAGGCTGCGGGAGCAACAGCTATTCCCGAACCCGCGCCTGAGCAGGCTGGGCCTCCAAATTCGGTGAACGATCCACCACCGCAGGAGAAGAAGAACGATGGCGAAACCTGAGAAAGAAAAGGATCTCCTGACCTTGTACGAGGCCAATCAGATCTACTTCCAACAGAACAAGGAACGCGCTGAGCAAATCAGCAAAGTGCAGGTCGAAGCTCACAGGGCCATCGACACCGCCTTCAAGCGAGCTGGCGGACAGGCGGGTGGCCATGAACCGGCGCGTGAACAGAAAGATCTCCGTTAAGGGGAGCGACCATGGCTCTGACGGGCGGGCAACAGGCGGCATTGTATTTTGCACGAAAGCGGCATCGGGCGCTTTCGCATGTGTACGTTGCCCCAGCTGAAGCAGGTCCGTCAGAGTCGCAACCGGAGCCACAAGTGAGCCCGGTCGTGACGCCAGATCCTCCAAAAGAATAGGGCTGCCATGGCATCTGGGCTAAGTGTCACGAGCATCTACAACATGGTGCTCGACCGGCTGGCCGAGGAATCGGTTCTCGGTCCGACCGACCGCAAGGCGGTTACGCGCTGGCTCAATCGAAACTATCCGATCCAGCGTGATGCGCTGCTGCAACAGCACACATGGAATTTCGCACTCAAGCGCGTGAAGCTCACGGCGGAGAGTGAAAGACCGGCGTTCGAGTGGAGCTACCAGTACACGCTTCCGGCGGACTGCATTCGCGCCTTGCCGCTGACTTCGGACGGCACACGCAACGGAACGCCGATAGGCTTTGTAGTCGAGGGTCTGCGGATCCTGACAAATAAGCCGTCACCAATCCTTCTGCGCTACATCAGGCGCGAAGAGAATCCTGCGCTGTACTCGCCAGCGTTTGCCAACGTGCTTGCACAGATCCTTGCGGCCAATGCCGCGCATTGGGTTACGGGCAAGGCGACGTTTGCAAAAGAGCTGACGCAATCTGTGGGGGGCATGACAATCAACGCGCAAACTCTCGATAGCCTCGAGGGTCTGCCAGAAGAACCGTATGACGATGATGTGATCCGGGTGAGGTAGTCATGCCCGGACCGATTTATCCGCTGCAACCGACGTTTGCTCGCGGCGAGCTGTCTCCCCGTCTTTTCTCCCGTATCGACATTGACCATTGGAAGATGGGCCTTGCCGAATGCGTCAACTGGTTTGTGCTCAAGCAGGGCGGGCTGCGACGAAGACCGGGGACCGAATGGATCTCCGAGACCAAAAACTCGCAAAAGGTTCGGCTCGAAGAGTTCATCTTTTCGACCGTGCAGGCTTACGTCCTCGAGTTTGGCGACCACTACATTCGCTTCTACGCCAACGGCGGCGTCGTCAATAACGGCACGACCAACGCTATCACCTTCAACCTGACGTCCGATCAGGTCACATGGCCGAGCTGTCCGACTGCGGTCATCAACAATTCGCCAGTGGTCTTTTCAACGCAAGGCGTGTTGCCGACGCCGATGGTGCAGGGGCGCACCTATTATGTCCGCGACAAGACCGGCAACAGTTTCAAGATCTCGGAAACGGTAGGCGGAGCCCCGCTCGATCTCGGCGGTACACCGGGCGGGGTAACCGGCGCGATCTCTCCGGTCGAAGTGCAGACGCCATATGATTCAAACGAGATCTGGCGAATCCAGCTCGCGCAATCCGCCGACATTCTCTACATCGCCTCGCCAATGTGGGCACCGCGAACGCTGTCGAGATTGTCGGCGTCCGTCTTCAAGCTCGATTACTACGAATACATCGACGGGCCGTACATGCCCGAGAACCAGACGCCGACGACATTGCAGCCGAGCGGCGTGTCGGGGAACGTGCAGATTACGGCGTCGAGCGCGGTCGGCATCAATAACGGTCTCGGCTTTGTCGACAGCGACGTAGGCCGTTGGCTGACGCTGATG